CAACTTACGTAGTATTTATACAAGTGGAATCACAGCCTGGTTCTTGCATTATTTCTGGCAACCTCTCTCTACTCAACACTTTCTTGTGATTGGGTATCTCATACTTTCTATTGGCTTACCATTATTGTTTACTGCTAAAATTTTAGGCGTTAGAACCTTGTATTCCGTGGGAGTACAGAGAAAGTATGAACACTTGGTACTTTGTTTTGTACAGATATTATTCCTTATTTGTTTACTAATACGACAAACGACAGTTTCGATGTTGTATTGTGGTTTTTATGGAAATATTTTAACTATACCAAGTGTATATCATTACCAGGCAAGGACTTGTGATTATAATAACAGGAGACAACTATACACTGTATTATCTTTCACCATAGGTCAAGCCGTCTGGGGCTTATTTGGCGTAGTTTATCACTATATTAAATATCAAAATTGTGGATACGCAACAGACTTCCTCAGAGTGAATGGTCATGAACAATATGAAGAGAGAGATTACGCTCGATCGAAGTCAGCCGATCTTAAAAATGATTCACATGCTTATCTATCGAAAGAAACTAGAATCAAATTCCATGAAGACCTCCATCCAAATCCTGATACTTTCAATAGACATGATACTTCGCGAACTTTATTAGGAGGAAGGAAAAAGATTGAATTGACGCGTGATTTCGAAGCTTTTGACGAACAAGAACGTATACCCGAAGAACATTATAACCCAATGGTGTGTGCAAAACCATTCTATGCTAGAGGTAACCAATATATTAAAGTAAAAAATTATGGAAATCCTCCCACATGCACATGTAAGACTGCTAGCTATGAACAAGCACTACCAGGAGTAAAACCAACTCATTTCGGGAGCTGTGAAAAAAATTTATTCGCAGCATTGTTTGCCAGAGGATTCAATAGTCTCTTAAGACCCGACTCTAAAATTCTGCCTGACTTTTATCATTACGTTACCAAAGATTGGTGGAAACGACATGAAAGAGATATTGAACAAGAAATCTTACAATTGAGCAAAGACGACTTGAGTATGGAAACTTTTATTAAAAATACAGCTTCAGCCAAGAGAAAAATTTACGAAAGCGGCATGAATACTTTCATAGACAAAGGATTTATAGACGATCGATTCGAAGCTTTCGTAAAGCCCAATGAGTTGAATTATACTGAGAAAAAAGCAATCAGACCTAGATTAATCTATAATCCGAGTGTTCAAATGAAAGCAGTAGGAGCTTATATAGCCCGTATTTTTATAAAAGTCTTCAAGAAAATAGAGCCCGGTTTTAAGAGCGGATACTCTATGTCCGAGTTGTCAGAACATATGAACGAACATTTTCGAAATCAGGAATTCAACGATGATAATGTTTATTCATATGACGGTTCTAGTCACGATGCACATCAACACCCAGAATTGATAACATCTGTTGATCACTTTATTACATCAAAAATGTTGAAGATGTTGGAATCCAATAGTAATTGCATTATACCTATTCATAGAATGCCGGAAGTTAATCGCGTATTAACTAAACTAGAATACGACATATTTACAAAAAATGGATTTAAAGCAAAAGTGACAGGAACTGTATTCTCAGGACATCCTACACTTACCACTTGTTATAACACTTTAAGGACGATACTCTACAATCGTTATGTCGCTTGGACTATATCTCCCTGGTTAGCTGAACATTGCAAAATATGGGCTTCAGGAGACGATGTTCTTGCATGGTGGCCTATAAGACCTTCGGCTGAGATAATCACCAACACTTTAGGCTCGGTAAATGGAGTAGGATGCAAAGGATTAGGACAATGTCCGAAAGATTTTTTAATTGGAAAATTGGAAATTCACACATTTCTCAGTAAGAAATGGGAAGTATTGAATCATAAGACTGCATTAATACCTGTAACAGAACGACTCTATAAAGCGGGAACTAGTTATAGTTTAATGAGCAAAATTTCCAAACCATGCCACAGAGTAGCTTTATATATGACAAATTTAGATTTAAGCGAAACTCTGCGAGAATTTTTCGGAGATCGTTGGCTTGATGGATTGTTACGAATTCCG